TGATGATGAAACTCCAATCAATCCTTTTGATTTCTGGCAGGGTGCAAACTTTAAGCTGAAGATCGTTAAGAAGGATGGGTTTTGGAACTATGATAAGTCAGAGTTTGATAAGGTAGACCCTTTACTAGATGATGATGATGCATTAGAAGCATTGTGGAAGAAGCAGTATTCTTTATCTGCTATTACCGCACCAGATCAGTTTAAGTCATATGAAGATTTGGAGAGACGTCTTAAGACTGTCTTGGGACAGAAACCTGTCCAAGCTCCAAGACTAGATGAGGAAGTTGTTAATGAGGAATTGCCTCCAAGACCTGAAGAACAGGTCGCAGCAACTGTAGCATCAGCTTCTAATGAAGAAGATGAAGCCCTTAGTTACTTTCAAAAGTTAGCTGATAGTTAATTATTGATAGAGTCTAATATTTTCTCCTCTCTTCAAGGTGCTGCTCACATACTGGGCAGCACCTCTTTTATATGGCATGAAATCATCTAGATCATTAAAGATTACATTAAGATAGGATGGTTTTAATAAAAAGATATTTCTTTTATCATCTTCTTTTTTTATTTCGTATTGATAATTGGTAACTTCCTGAGTCATATTAGCAGCAGGGACAGTGTGGTAAGAATTATCGTCATAGTATTCATAGTAGTAGGCATTACCAGTTCCTATATTTCCTTCTACAGTAAAGGTAACTTGTTCTGTTCCACCTATTTCTGGTTCAGCTGTTGGAGGAATTTCTGGTAATATGTATTTAAATCTAACAACAACATCCCCTACAGATAATATTTCAGTAACAGGAAATCTTCCATTGTAAACAGATTGGGATACATTTTGAATATAAACTTCAGATCCTACTTTTAAGTCTTTGATACCATTGTTCATCGTAACAGTAGCTATTTTAGACTCATTACCTGATATTTGATTTATTTTTGTATTGATTGCTTGGATATAATTTCCATTAGTTCTCCATGTATTTGGAGTTTCTAAACCTCCAGGTAATACAACACCTCCTTTAGTGTTAGTAATTTCTACAGTTTCATAGTGATGAATACCTGAATGTAATTTTTCATAGGTTCCATATTTTTCAAGAAGGAATTCATCTAATGCTCGTTGAGGAAGTGGCCATTCAGATTGAACGTTTAATATATTATTTGATAAAAGAACTACCCAATCTAAAGAAGAGTCTTCATATTGTTCATATGCAATGTTGTCTGGTCTTTCATCACCAATAATTTTATATTGAGTAAAGAAACTTAGGTCTCCAAATATATCAGGACGAATCTTTCCTCTTTTAAATAAATTTTTGACAGTAATATAATTAGAGATATCAGTATTCCCTTTAGTCCTATTGACATATTCTAAGTTTGGTACTTGTTTGAAGTAAGATTGTGTCATTTTTAATAACCCATATCGTTGTCTGAACCATCATAATCTTTATCATATATTGGATTCAATTCTCCAAAGTTTAAACTAACCTGATAGGAAGTCATAGAACCATCACCATATGTCATGTAAGATCCATCAGGAGTATATTGAACATCAAAAGATCTAAGAGCACAGGGTTTAATTTTGTTTAAGTAAGGATGTTGACCTCCTCCTTTAAAAATATATTTTAATTTAAAAATATCAGGTGATTTTAAAAAGAGATTGCCTTCGGTTCTTTTAGCAGCCATATGTTTTTTAAAAAATCTAATAATTTTTCTAATCATTTTTGCTTCTGCACCTTCTCTTGGAGTAAACTTATATGAATAAGCGAATGATCTTAAATTAGGTCCAGTAAAGAGGAGTTCTAAGTTAGGATTCATTACTTTACCTGTAGCCCTGGTAAACACCCCTGTATTTGATACTGCTTGTCCTGCAAAGTAAGCAGCAACATCATCTGTTTTTATTCCACCACCAAGAATATTCTTAATTTCTTTTTTACTTGCACCTACAAGTCCTGCTATAGCTTTACTACCGCCTTCTGCTGCACCTTCTATAGTAGACCCTGCTATGTTAGCTGCTGCAGCTTCTAGGGCATTAATTTTATTGTCACCCCATGATACTGAACCACTTTCTGCTAATCCTGGTTGCATGGGAAGGACGACAGAGCCTTTGGTAACTAATTCTCTACCTTCTGCTCCAACTTCAGTAGCAAGTCCCTGGCCTGCTGATTCTTTATTTCCAAAACTACCTGGTTTATATTCACATGCAGTTATTTTAAGGTAATCATAATTTTTTTTATCTCTATTAAGAGGATAGTAAAGAAGTCCACTTACACTTTTTGTTGTAGATTTTCCATTAGCATTTGTGTTGATGGGACTAGAGTTCCAAAGTTTATTTGCTATATCTCCTCCAGTAAGAAAATCTACATTAGGTCCTGTTTTATTAGTTGCTTTTTTAAATGCATCTTTATATGCTTTTTCAGTTAAGGCTGTAGACATCCATTCGTCACTAGCTCCTAATTGAGTAAGAAAGTTTGGACCAAAATCTAAATTATATATTTCAGCATACTCTATTGTATCTGTAGTGGAATTATAATAGTCTCCAGCAATATCTTTTTCTAATTGAGTAATTTCTTTCCCGACGCTAGATCTTATTACCTTAGCTTTATCTCCAGTAGTCTCAGTGAAGAAAGACTTTTGGCCTATAAGAAAGTAATCGCTTTTACTAGTCATTAATATCTTTTTAGTTATTTAGTCTTAAAGTTTGCATAATGTAATGAACGCATGTAATCTATCTCATCGTTGTTGATTACATGTAGTCTTCCTACAATCTCCTGCCATGTATAGTTCCTTGATGTACCCCAGTGGAAGTTAAGTCCTTGGAATCCCCACCTATCTACAAAGGTAACAGCAACTAATGGAAACTCATCATAAACACCAGGAGTTTTAGCATGATAGACAAAGGTATAATAGTTTCCTGCATCAGGAGTTAAATCAGTTTGAGTGAACACTTCCATAATGTTCATCATAATATCATCAGCATCATTTAGTCCTTCAATTTGTTCTTGAAGTTCTTCTGTTCTTTCTGACATTATTTGATACCTAATTCATCTTCTGTTATAACTTTAAATTCAATTCTTCTATCTAAACAATACTCTTGTGCTGCTTTCCATTTAGCTTGGTTAACAGCATAGGTAGTGAGTTCATACAGATATGATTTAGTCACTCTGGTTTTTTTCTTTGGTGGTTTGGTTTGCTTCTTAGGTTTCACCTCAACCACATATGTTTTGATGCTACCATTACTTTCTCTTACCTTCATTAGAAAGTCTGGGTAGTATCTATGAGGTCTTTTATCTACAGGAGACATGTATGGAATACTTATCTCTTCAGAAGCCCATGCTATTATATTCTCAGTCAGGTCACAGTATCTACAGAACTTACGCTCCCAACTACTACGACATATTATATTATTTGGATTGCCTTGATACTTTCGAGGGTGCTTTGGTTTGTACCTACTCTTAATACTTTCAGCCATCTCTTATACATAATATATAATCTAAAATATTTATAGATGGCAGGGGTAAGACCAAATAAATTATCATTAAGTAAGATAAGGTCGAGGTTGCTTAACACAGCACAATCTTCTTTATATAGATTAACTTTACCTGTTCCGTCTGCAGTAAGAAGTAAATTAGGATTTAGTTCTCAGCAGTATGAAAATGTTGATTTGATGTGTTGTGAAGCAGTGCTTCCTGGTTCTAGTTTAACTACTCATGAAGTTAATAATGATTATGCTGGTGTTACTGAGAAGATGGCCTATAGAAGAATGTATGATGAGACTATATCATTAGCTTTTTATGTTGATAGAAACTATACTGTAATTAAATTGTTTGAATGTTGGATGGATTATATTAGTGGAGTAGATAATACTTACTTATATGAAAGTCCTAATGTAAGTTATAGAATGGCATATCCTAAAACATATAAGAATAATATATTTTTAACTAAGTTTGAAAAGGATCATTTTGTTAGAGACTATAGTAAGATAGAGAATAAGAGTGTTAGGGTTCATAGAGTTACTTTAGATTATATTTTTGTTGATGCATTTCCGTTAACCTTAACTTCTATTCCTGTTTCTTATGAGGGAAGTCAAGCTTTAAAAGTTAATGTAGCATTTAATTATGTAAGGTATGTGCAGCAAAGAAAACAGTCTCTATTGAATTTC